TATGGAGAATATATGGAAGAACGCTCCAATATTGCAAGATATCTGTGATGAAAATAGTGGACCTCGACGAGATATCGACATGTGTAAAATGACATTAAATGGAAGTGTTATTACAGCACTACCAATTGGTAATGGAGAGAAAATTAGAGGTCAAAGAGCAAACGATATTATATCAGACGAATTTGCAAGCTCTTCAAGAGATATTTTCGAGAATGTTATTGCTGGCTTCGGTGCTGTGTCAGCTTCTCCAGCGGATAATGTGAAGAAAGTAGCAAAAAAGAAATTAGCTTTAGAGCTTGGGTTAGATTTAAATTTGCTGTTTCCTACTGAAAACGAGTTTACCTCTATTGGGAACCAAATCATCCTTTCTGGAACCGCGTATTATGATTTTAACCACTTTGCCGACTACTGGAGAAGATGGAAAGCGATAATACATACTAAAGGTGATCCAAAAAAAATAAAGACTGATGTGTTTAATGGTGAAACACCGCCAGAATCTTTTAACTGGAAAGACTATTCTATTATAAGAATACCAGTTGATTTAGTTCCAAAGGGCTTCATGGATGATGGTCAGATAGCAAGATCTAAAGCCACCGTTCATAATGGTATTTACCTAATGGAATTCGGGGCAGTCTTTTGTAAGGATAGTCAAGGATTCTTCAAAAGAACTTTAATTGAGTCTTGTGTTGGAACAGACGCAAAACCAGTCAAAACTCCATCGGGCGAAGTATTCTTTGATCCAATGATTAAAGGTAATCCACATAAGAGATATGTCATGGGTGTTGACCCTGCGTCAGAAGTTGACAATTTTAGTATTGTTATTCTTGAATTAAATTCAGATCATAGAAAGATAGTTTATTGTTGGACCATAACAAGAAAAGAACATATAGAAAAAGTGCAACGTGGTCTTGTACAAGAAAATAACTTTTATTCATACTGCGCGAGAAAAATAAGAGAGTTGATGTCAATTTTCAATGTTGTTCATATTGCTATGGACTCTCAAGGTGGTGGTATATCTGTATCAGAAGCATTGCACGATAACGCAAATCTAAAACCAGGTGAAGCACCAATTTGGCCGATAATAGAAGAAGATAATGAAAAACCATCTGATGATGAACAAGGTTTACATATATTAGAGCTTTGCAATTTTGCTAAATACGATTGGTATTGTGAAGCTAATCATGGATTAAGAAAAGACTTCGAAGATAAAGCTATCATCTTCCCTAGATTTGACCCTATCACTATAGGTTTATCAATAGAAGACGACAAAGCTCAGAATAGACTATATGACACTCTTGAAGACTGTGTAATGGAAATTGAAGAATTAAAGAATGAGTTGTCAATGATAGAAATGACTCAAACACAAAGTGGTAGAGACAGATGGGATACTCCAGAAATTAAAACTGGTGTTGGCAAAAAGAAAAGATTAAGAAAAGACAGATATTCAGCACTTTTAATGGCAAACATGGCTTCAAGGTTATTAGCCAACGCCAAAGAACCACCTCCGTATATGAGTTATGGAGGATTTGCAGCACCTGGCAAAAAGAACGCAAGCGTAGAATATATTGGTCCAGCTTGGTTTACTGACGCTATGAAGAATATATATTGATTGGAGTATAGGCTATTAGATAACAATTAAATTACATTCCAATTGAGGAAAAACATGGCCAAATCCCCATACATCTTTTATGAAAACGCAGAAAAAGCGATAGCCGAAACTCAAGGTAATATAGAAAGCTATGATGGATTGCCATCAGCTAATGCAAGTCGAAGATCTTATCTTGATATAGAGCCAAATATTTCAGTTCGTACTGAGTTTCTAAAAGATGATTATTATAAGTTCAGAAGAAGCGAAGACGCTGGAAATCAAACTCAGACAATTATCAGAATGTGTTCAAACGCTTATGATAAAGTTGGGATCATTAAAAATATAATTGATCTAATGGGTAATTTTGCCTCCCAAGGTATAAGTATTCATCATACTAATAAAAGCGTTGAGGCATTTTATCGCAAATGGTGGGAAAAAGTAAATGGCGTTGAAAGGTCTGAAAGATTTCTTAATATCTTCTATAGGCTTGGTAATGTAATAATTTACAAAAGAACTGGAAAAATTACAAGGAAAACAGAGCGTCAGATGTCAAAAGCTTCTGAGGTTGAAGTGCCAGAACAAGAAGTGATTAGGAGAGAAATTCCTTTTAGATATGATTTTTTAAACCCATTAAGCTTAACTGTTAAGAGCAACTTTTTAGAATCGTTTACTAATATTCCGCAATATAGAATGCGTATTCCTCATAAGTTCAAGAGAGAATATGACAAAGAAGGTGGAAAACAATCTCTAGACGATTTACCAGAGCAATTTAGATCTGCAGTAAAGAAGAATCAAGAGTATGTTGACCTAGATCCAGCCAAAATAAAAGCATACTTCTACAAGAAAGATGATTGGCAGGTTTGGGCTAAGCCAATGATTCACGCTATTCTTGATGATATCGTCATGTTGGAGAAAATGAAACTGGCCGACATGAGCGCTTTAGATGGAGCGATTTCGTCAATTAGACTTTGGAAGCTTGGTGATTTAGAGCATAAAATCTTACCAACAAAATCCGCAATTGATAGGCTTAGAAATATATTAGCCAGTAATGTCGGCGGTGGAACAATGGATCTAGTATGGGGTCCAGAAATTGACTTTAAAGAAAGTAACACTCAAATATACAAATTTCTTGGAAACGAGAAATATCAACCAGTATTAAGTAGTATTTATGGTGGTCTTGGTATTCCAGCGACTTTAACTGGTGCTACTGGACAAAGCGGCGGCTTTACTAACAACTTTATTTCGCTAAAGACTTTAATTGAGCAGTTGGAATATGGTCGTGATATGCTCAATAAGTTTTGGGCAGAAGAAATAGAGCATGTGCAAAAAGCAATGGGGTTTAGTGAGCCAGCAATACTTAGATTTGAAAATATGATTTTATCTGACGAATCCTCAGAGAAAAATCTACTTAGACAATTAGCAGAAAGCAACATTATCAGCCACGAGACGTTAAGAGAAAGACTTGGAGAAAATAATAAACTTGAAAAATCGAGATTAAAATCTGAAATGAAACAAAGGAAGAGTGGTAAATTACCGCCACAAGCGGATGCATATCATAACGCCAATTTTGAAAGTGAATACTTAAAAATAGCTCTACAAAAAGGTGAATTAAGTATTACTGACATTGTTGATGGTATTGAACCAAGTAATCCTGGTATTTTACAACAAGCTAATCCGCTTAACAAGAAACAACAACCAAATCCAAATGGTAGACCACAGTTTAAGAAAGATGCAGTAAAGAGAAAACAGAAGGTGGTAAGACCAAAAACCACACCAAAAACATCTGCATCAATCATGATGTGGACTGTGGCTGCACAAAAACAGATCTCTGATATACTGCATTCTCCTTTACTGTCTGCATATGGCAAGAAAAATCTTAGAGAATTGACGAAGACTGAATTCGACGAATTAGAGCATATTAAATTTAGGGTTTTATCAAATCTCGAACCGTCTGATGAAATATCTGAAGAAAAAGTGGCTAAACTTTTAACAGCAAAAACAAACCCATTATGTTTAGCTAATTATAAAGATTTAAAGCAATCATTCATGCAAGAAAACTCAAGACAACCATCCATCGATGAGTTAAGAGTAATGCACGCCTTGGCTTATACATCATCCTTTATTGATGAAGAGTAATCTTTTGGTGTATTTATTTTTATGAGGCAAAATATGAAAATATATGAACGTGAAATTTTTGATGGTTTATCACATGCGATTGCTAGTGATTCTAGTATTGCTATGGTATGTGATATACTACCATATAAAGACACAAACGAAAATCTTTTACAATATAACCAACAGAGAGCTATTGCGTCTCTTGATGAAGTTAAGAGGCAAGAGGATTTATATTACTTAAATTCTGTGCTTGTCTCTACTGGGTGGAATAAGAATGATGATGTTTTCAGCAAAGCCAATTTATGGAATGCTAGAGACACCCCAGTAAATAAACCATTCAACTTTATGCACGATGAAAGTGATATCATCGGTCATATAACTGGTTCTATTGTGTTAGATCAAGATGGAAATCTACTATCATTTTCACCAGACCAAGAAAATGATTTAGATAATTTACTTCCAGACTATTTCGATATTTTCACAAGTGCTGTTATCTATAAAAGCTGGGCAGATAGATCACAACGAGAGAGAATAAACCAGCTAATCGAAGAAATCAATGATAATCAATGGTCTGTATCGATGGAATGTCATTTCAACGATTTTGATTATGCGATTATTGATAAAGATGGCTCAACAAGAGCTTTAGCAAGAAACGAAGAATCATCTTTTCTAACAAAACATCTTAGATGTTATGGAGGTCAAGGTGATTATAACGGTTATAAAGTCGGCAGACTATTAAAAGGGTTTTACTTTACAGGCAAAGGTCTTGTTAACAGACCAGCCAATCCAAGAAGTGCAATTTTAAGTAAAGACGTAAACCCTTTCTCGAACGCAAACTCAAACAATTTTTTAACTGCTATGGAGGTCAGCGAAATGACTCAAGCTATAGACGAGCAGGCTAATCAACACCAAAAAGATCTTGAAGCTGCGAAGCTTGAAGTCGAAACGGTTAGGGCCGAAATGCTCAAAGCACAAGAAGACGCACAAAAAACATCTGCAGAATATGAAGCAGCAATTGTACAAAAAGATCAAGTTATCGCAGCTAATGAAGCAAAGATAAAAGAGCTTACAGACGCTATTTCTGCAGCAATGAAAGAAAAAGAAAAAACCGAAGAAGAAATGAAGTCGATGAAGAAAGACATGAAGTTCATGAAGCGAAAAGATAAGTTGTCTAAGGCTGGTGCTGATGAAACAACTATCGAAGAACTTCTGGCGAAATTTGATGAAGTTTCTGATGAAGTCTTTGAAAATGTTGTCGCTTTAGTTTCTTTAAAACCAGCTCCTGCTGCACCACAGCGAGAAGAAAAGGTAAGCACTGAAGTATTGGACAATGTTGAAGTTAGCGAACCTACAGTTGTAGCCACTGAAGAAGATGATGATGTATCTTCAAAGGCAATCGCTCACGCTGTTGAATGGCTACAAGATTCTGTTCTCAAAACAACTAGAAAAAATAAGAGGTGAAAAATGGCACTTAAACCAGATCGTCACGAACTAGATACAGATATTTCCTACTTCATGAACGAAGTGGCTGAGAGAGGCGTTGTTGTTTCTGTTAATACTCAAGGTTCTGGAGCAGCTATGGATAATGCTGCCGCTCTAGCAACTGTAAGAGCAAATCCTTCTGGGGCTGCTCCGCTTGGTATTTTGTTGCAAGATATGGTCGATATTGACCTTACTCGACAGCATGTTAACTGGCACAAAGACGAAGTCGTTAAGGGTGGTAAGGTTTGTATTCTAACCAAGGGATTTGTTGTAACAAACAGAATTTCTGGAACCCCAACGGCTGGATCTGTCGCTTATTTAGCAGCTTCAGGTTTGATCGCTGGTACTCAAGCTGCTGGCGCACCAGCTATCGGCAGATTCCTTTCCACACTAGATGCTGATGGCTATGCCAAAGTATCTGTTAATCTTCCTTGAATTATAGAATTAGGAGTAAACTAATATGTCATTTCTTCAAGCACCAAGTACAGAATTCCTTGATATTCTAAGGAGAGCTGGAAGCCATAATAAAGCAGAAGCATTTGAAGCTCAGCTTCAGATCGCAAAAGCTATTGAGTTGCCTCTTAGACAAGGCGTTCTAGCCGGAGATGTTACCGGCAACATTTATGAGAAGATGGTCATGCAGCCAGGAACCTCCACCGAGTTTCCTCTTGACCTTCTATCACCTGGCGAAGAAGTTGACTTCGTCGCTTGGACTAATCCCGGACATGGAAGAATTCCGGAAAGAAGTCCAGAAGGTGATTATGTGATGATTCCGACCTACACGATCACCAACTCTATTGACTATCTCCTAAGATATGCAAGAGAAGCTCGTTGGGATATCGTTGGTCGTTGTGCTCAAATTCTTGAAGCTGGATTCGTTAAGAAAATTAATGACGACGCATGGCACACAATTCTAGCCGCTGGTGTTGACAGAGGTATTCTCGTTTATGACGCAGATGCTGCTGCTGGTCAATTCACCAAGAGACTTGTTAGCTTGCTAAAGATCGTTATGAGACGAAATGCTGGCGGAAACTCAGCTTCTCTCAAGAAGGGCCAGCTAACCGACCTATATCTATCTCCAGAAGGCGTCGAAGATGTTCGAAACTGGGGTATTGATCAAGTCGATGAAACTACTCGTAGAGAAATCTACACCAGTGCTGATGGTTCTGGCGCAATGACAAGAATCTTTGGCGTTAACCTAAATAGCTTGACAGAGTTTGGTGAAGGACAAGAGTATCAACTCTACTTCGCGAACCAGCTTTCTGGAACCCTTGGTCCAGCAGGTGACGTTGAACTTGTCGTTGGTCTTGACCTAGCAAACAGAGATTCATTCATCATGCCAGTTAAGCAAGAAGTCACAATTTTCACTGATGACTCCATGCACAGACAGCAAAGAGCTGGAATGTACGGATTTGCAGAACTTGGCTTCGGTGTTCTTGATAACAGAAGAGTAATTTTCGGATCATTCTGAGATTGTTCGTGTTCGAGACGTGGGGTAATGGTGCAAGCCATTACCCCATTTTTTTTGGCGTATATAACCTTATAATCAACTAAAGGAAAAATAATGCCCAAAGTGCGTAATAGAGTTAAAGAAACTACATTAACGGCTGGCAGTGGTAATATATCACTTGCTGGACCAGTGAATGGGTTTCAAGCTTTTGGTAACGTGCTTTCTAGCGGCGATACAACTTATTATACAATAGTCAATAAGAGCAACTGGGAAGTCGGGCAAGGCACATATGCCCCCAACATTTTAAGTAGAGATGTTGTTTTCTCAAGCAGCAACAGCGGGCAAAAGATAAACTTGTCAGGAAAATCTGATGTTTTCATTGCCTACCCAGCAGAGAAAAGCGTTTTCAATAATGAAAATGATCAAACTGTTGTTGGACTAAATGGAATTGTTTTTGCGGATTCTTCTGTTCAGACTTCAGCATATACAGATGAAAAAGCCCAA